CTAAGACTGAGCGTAAAAAACTTGAGTCTTTAATCCTAAATTATTAATAAAAAGCCCCAGATACCAATAAGGCGTCTGGGGCTTTTCTTTTAAGATTAAGTCTTCAAAGAAATATTGTGGGAGTACACGATCAATTACCTTATCTCCTACCATATTTCTTGAATATGCCACCAGACTTATTTTCAATCCTCGTGACATTCATTGTTACTTGTGAAGCAATTTTCTCAACTTGCTTTTGCTGCATTTCATTAAGTTGGGCAGTCATACTGGAATCAACATTACCTTGGATTATCAGTGGAGCATCAACAGCAACACTACCCCCACCACCAGCGGTTGGCATACCACCACCCTTGTTCATGGCGTCTATGTTAGCTCTACCAATAGATTCACTTGCAGACTTAGTTAATACTGATTCACCACGACTTAGCATAGCCGGAACATCATCAGACTTAGATGTACCAGCACCATCAACAAATGATGTACCAGATGCATATCTAGGCATACCAACCATAGAAGCACCATCCTTCGCCTTGGTAATTTCAGCAACGTTAGCGAAAGCCATTCCACCGATAACACCAGCCATAATTGGTCCCAAATATGGACCACCTTCTGCTAATGCTTTTTGAATAGCTAGATAAGCATCAATTGTTGCTTGAGTGATAGCCAACGCTTTATAGGCAGCTGAGTCTTGTTCCATATTGGCAGACATTTGACCAGCAATACTGCTAACACCTTTAAGAACACCATCTGTACCATCCTTCATCAAGGCGATGGTCGATATCATGCCCTCAAGTTGACTGACATACGCATTTGAATAATCAGCAGCTTGTTCCAACCTAGCCATAGATGCATCGTGTGCGGCTTGTTCAGCTTCTTGCTTTGTCTCTAGAATACTTGCTTGTATTTCAGCTGCACTCAAAGACACGCCATTCATCTTGTTCCAATGGTCTGTGAATTGGGCTAGTTGCTCATCATTCATCAGCGACATTGCATCCAATGATTTTTGCATAGCTACAACAATCGGGTCTTCTCCAAGATCTGGCATACCACCAATAGCTGATTGCATAAGCATCAACTCTTTTTGGGCTTTCATCTGAGCTTCTAATTCATTATGTTTAGATGGATCAGATTTCTTCTTATCGATATCAAGTTGTTGTTCTAATAACTTAATCTTGGCTGATAAGTCACCCTCGGCTAAAAGTTTGCTCACTTCAGAAACATCTTCCACAAACGGAGTCAGGAATGTCCCAGATTTCCCACCTGTACCTTTACCAGTAACAGTATTGTTAAGGTCTTCAGCTGGCTTTTCAGCAGCCTTGGTGACAGTAATTAACTTAGTGGTTGTATCAACTACTGTTTGAACCTGATTAGCAGTCCCAGCAGCCCAATCTTTGAAGTTATCTTCAGCCTGTTGTAACGATGCTTTAGATTTTGCAGCATAGACCTCAGAAGCAGCACTCATTTCTGCGGATGCAGTTTTAGCACTTTCGGCAGCATTTGCAGCAGCAGTAGCCGAGTCTTTTGACAACTTATCCATAGCATCTTTGGTTGTCTTAACCCAGTCAGGTGCTTTGTCACCAAGGTACTCATCAACTGTCCCTAAGAACTTTGCAAGAATCCCTGTAAGTTCAGCAAGTAAGTTGTTCCAAGTTTCAATGATAACGGCTGTTGGTTTTTGGAAAGCAGCAGCAAACTGACTACCAGCATATAATGCCAACTCAGCCATTTTCTGGTGTACAGCAGCAACAATATTAACTACTGTCAAGAAACCACTATATGCAGTCTTCAGTGCTCCACCAATAAACTTAAATGCACCAGATAAAAGGATTCCAGCACGTTCAGCGATTAGGAATTCTTCATTCAGGTCTGCGACATACTTCATTCCACGTTGGAAATCTTGTAGCAACTCGGTGATGGCTGGAGCCATACCAGCCACAATTGTTCCAACTAGGTCATCAAGGTTTCTTTTTGCTCGACCGAACTCATTTGTTAACCCCTGCAATGTTTCTGCATCGGCATCTGACATAACAACGTTCAACTTATCAAACTCAGCTTGCATTTCCTTAAGACCAGCAGCGTTGTTTTTAAGTAGTGGGTACATTTTGTCAAGATCTGAGCCTAATTGGTCGTACATCGCTCTGGCTTCATTACCAGAGATGTTCATCTCGTCCATTCGACCAGCGACAATCATTAATTGTTCTTCTGGTGTCTTGTCCTTGATTTGATCCATTGAAATGCCGAGTTTATTCATCACCTCATACGCTTCACCGCTTTGGTGTACGATGGCTTCACCCATCCTAATACCCAAATCACGGATAATGTCTGAGGTCTGTTCAGCATCAACACCAACAGTCTTAAACGCATTAGAAAGAGATTGGAATTGCTCATAGCCTAACTGAGCATTATCGGCGAGTTGTTTGGTCTCTGAGATAGCAGCAGTGGCTTGTACCGCATAGGCAGCGATTGCAACTGAAGCAGCCAAGATGCCAGTCTTCATAGCACCACCAAGCATATCGCCTGTTGATTTTGCCGACTTGCCAAATGCTTGTGAGTCCTTTCCAGCCTTCTTATATTTCTTTCCAGCCTTTACAGCTTCTTCACCTGATTTATCAGTCTTTTTCGATAACTTCTCTAGGGAATCTATAGACTTATCAATTTTAATTTGGAGGGCGTCAAGTTGATTAAGGAGTTGTTTCATCCCCTTAGAGTCGCCTTCCAACACAAGTGTTGTAGTAAAACTCATCGTCCATTCCCTCCATTACGTCGCTCTATTTGTTGTCGCTTATCGCCAGCAGTTTCTTTTGGCTTATCACGCTCATTCATCTCATTCAAAATCTCACCAATCGCATTACAGTAGGCATCGTCCATAGACACGATTGCTTTGTACTCGCATGGTTTGAGATCTCGCCCGAGATAGTTGAAGTGGTGGAATAGGTTTGATGTGTTTATTGGTTCAGGCTTTCTGCGGTCTATTACTGGGTTTCGTAAATGGAGAGTGGTTGCATACAATTGAATGTACTCTTCAATATCAGGGTGCATCTTCTCGGCATCCAACAATTTCTGGTACTCTTCACCAATCTTGATTCTTGCTTTATTTCTTCTGAATTCAAGATTTTGTTTGAGTGTGTCACCCTTGTCATTAGGGGTGTTCAACCTTGTTGTTGCGAAAATATATTCAGCAGCCTTAACAACAGATTCGTCAGTTGTTTTCTTATCTCGAATTACCATACACATAATTTGATCTAACAATTCTTTGTATTGGTATTGAGCTAAGATTTCATATAACGCATCGTTCGAGAACTCTTCACCGAAAAACTCTTCATCCCAACCATTTGCATAATCAGAAAACAGTTTTGCAATCGCCTTCGTTGTTTTAAGCTTCGACAACCGCCTCTCAAATTCGACTTCAAACATCTCATCAACATCGAATGAAATGTATGCGCCTGAGAAGTAATGCGCCTTTAGACCTTTTGATGTCTTACATGGAATTAATACATTAACAATGCCCTTAACTTGCTCGGGGATATTGTCGTCGTGACCTGAAACTTCAGGAAAGAAATTCGCTTCATTTTTAATAAACGTGCCGAGTAGGTTAATCATGTATGGGTAGTATTTAAGAATTGCCATGCAATCATTTGGCGATACTTCAACATCTTCACCAAACAATTCCCACTTAACAATAAGGGAGGTGAAAATATCAACCAACACATCTGAAGAGCTTGTTAATTGTTCGTTGAGCGGCTTTCCACTCAAGTTTGATAATTCATCTAATACTTCGACTGTTTTTATTAAGTTGTCATATTTAGATAGTGGCGATACTGTAATTTTAATTCCCGTATCAAAGAAGTCGGTGTCTTTAGCGTCTTCATTAAAAGAAGGTGCCCACACCTCTAGCACCGAATCTCTGGGTGCTAACAGATGTAATTTAGATTCCATAATCACAAGCCTTTTCTAAGTGCGTGTTTGATGAAGTGTTCCTCGAAATTGGGGAGTGACTTTTCTATGAAACCATTTGGAGCAGAGTTTGAATGCCCCTCTTCTAACAAAGGGACATATTCGACAGGGTTGTTGAAATATAAATTTCTCTCACCTAGTTTTAATCTCCACTTACCCCTGTCAACCGAGGCGTATGACTCTAACCCACTAGAATTTGCCCCTCTTAACTCATGGTCTTGTGACGACGTATCAAGAGTCCATTGGTTGTGAGACCAATCTTGTGAATATGGTGCGCCTATATTGAAGTGAGGGTGAGCAGAGATTATGTCGTAGCATGTATCAGCGAATGCTTCACGTGCTGTTGCTTGAATGGTTTCTTTGAGGAGGTCTATTACTTCACGATTCTTTTTCTTGGTATGGCGATGTATGCTGGATGCCACAAAGACCCCTCCTATCGCATAAATTTAGTTTTTCGCTTCTCTCGTTTTCTTAGAAAGAACCAGATGTGGTTATTCATTTTCTTGTTCCTCGAATTCCCAAATGAACATTCCGTTTTCATCCATACCAAAGAACTCACCACCAGCAATTAGCTTTGTTGAGTAAAACATTTCACCATCACATTCAATTTGAATTAGCATTGGATCAGACAATGCTAATTCAGCGAAGAAATCGTGATATGTATAACAATATTTACGACAAGACTTCTCGAAGAACTTTCCAGTCTTCTGGGGGTTTTGGCTTCGTTCTACTGTTAGGTGGTGTTGTAGTGGTAATAGGAATAATTGGTTATCCCTGAATGATGGATGGAGATATAGATTGTGTGGAATGGTTATTGGGATAGTGGTGGATGTAAATTCCATAACTGTCCTTTATTGTTTCTCGCCCTAAAACCCTCAGCTTCGATGGGAGGGCTCAATTTGGTCGTTGAACTTTTATGTTCTTTAGAATGTCATTCGGAAGCTCAGTTTGGCAGACTGACCAGCCAGTTGGGATTTGCAGAGATGCAGAATTAGTCACCTCGTAATATTCTCGAACAAGCTCACGCCCACGCATTGTGTTTCTAGTGACATATACAATTTCAACAGGAAGTGGTTTTCGTTGAAGAGACTTATTACGTTCTTCTTCAAGTTTGGCTGCTTTCTTTTCAGCCTCATGTTTCTTGCGTTGCTTTAGAGAGATAGCCTTATTACCATCAGAAACCAAAAATACATCATCACAAATATCAAGATATGCTTCTGCGATTTGTGGGTCTGTGGTTGTGTAGTGGTAGATGCTCATACCAAGATCACGTAACATCTCAATTAGTCGAGTGTGATGATCCCATTTATCACCCATAAACTCATGAAATGCATGTTGTAGTTCTGGGAGGTCACGGTCTGGGTTAACAGGAATGCCATTCCAGCTAAATTTCCCAACCAACGGCTCACGTAATTTGTCATAAACTTCCCACCAATCTGATTGGATGTGGTCTGTAATAAGACCCAAAGGGCGTCTATCTCGTCCATTTCCATTCACCGCCACAGTAGCATTTAGTGCGTTATTAATTAATGTGTGATCACATTTAAGAATTACGTCACAGTCAATTATGTTTACCATTGTGGCTGACGCATCAGGGAAATAATACTGATCAGGAGATTCATGGACGCTGTGGAGTGTTGTCGGTCTACCACGCCCCACTCTGGTTTTTGTTTGCTTTCTTAACAAGTCGGCTAAATTCATTTAGTCACCCATCCTTAATTATTTCAACGCAATATCACAAACATCTAGAATGTTGATTCGATACTTGCTGAATTCTGAAATGATTGACGGTTGAGTTTGTAGCCAATTCTTCGTAGTCGTGACGAATGTATGACGACCAGCAACAGAATCTAAATTGTCAAAGTTATTACTGAAGTCAAATGAGTCCACTAATAATTGGAACGCTTCATTCGGCTCATATTTTGCGTTGTAGATATCCGACTTCAATTTAGGAATTTCCTCATTGAGAATATTGATTTCCATACAGTTATTAGTGAACTCTTCTTGGAGACCAGACAATTCAGAAACAAACCTAGGATCTTCATTACCGACAACCATCGCAGCATTCCTCTTCTTCTCTGAGATGATTTGATTACGGGAAATAAAATGGTTTAGTTGAGTTTCTTTCATACCCAATAGTTCTGTAATAAATCTTGCTGAAGATGGAGTTTTAATTGCTTCAAAATTTACATTTTGCATAATATTTCTCTCTTATAGATATAGTGCTCACGATGTCTATTTTTGGCACTATAAGATATTGATAATTGGGGAATTTATTTTCGGTAAATTCCATTAGATTTGTGAATCTTATTTAGATGACCACTTAAAATCCGTCATGCCACCTAATCACAACACACTAATCACAATGATTTAGGTGCAGATTAAAATGGTCATTTAGATAAGTTGTGTCTTTTTAAAGGGGAGCATGAATCCCCGTTTTGGAGGGTGTTACCTATTGGATTGGGCTTCTTACTGATTATTTATTGATGACGCCACATTTCATCTTTTGTAGTTGTGAGTCTGAAATGTGCCCACTCTTCAATGGATCTACTGACTTGACTGAAGCATGGATACCAAATACAACATCATCTTCTTTCTCAGTATTCACATTGGGCTTCTTACCCTTACCATTTGGGGACTTTTGTGGTTTTGGTTTATCATCTTTGAAATTGGGGGTAGCCTTAACCTCAGCTTTGGGTTTTTGTGCTGATACATTAGGTTTCCCGTTTGGAAACTTCAACTTATCAAGTTTCTCGTCAGTGATATGATCTTGTTTCATGATATTTCCTTTTTACTTGTATTTGTTTGGGAACTTGAGTTTGTCTAGGTCAACTGATTCGTGACCAGATGGTTGATGTTTATATTTGTGGAATTCACCAACATATACCCCATCTTTCAGTGCGAATCCAAGACTCTTAAATTTATCTTCTGATGTAAGGTCTTCAACCATTGCGCTACTCCCAATAGAGAATCCCGTGAATTCACCAGCTTGAATTCGAGACCATAGAGAGTCACTTTCTACACGCATGGTCATCATCCATGTACCAGCCTTTATCACCTTGTCACCAACAACCATATCGGCTGGCAAAATGTATGATTCAACAACCTTGGCTGATCCATCTTCTAATTGAAGGATGTGTTGTAGGTTGGTGTTGTTACATAGCTCGTTGTATTCACGACACGCATCTAAAACAGCGTCATAACTATATACATCACCATGATGATCAACCTCTTCGGGTACAAGCACTGGACCTGTCATTTCATGTTGTGTTTTTGAATATTTATCTTCAATACTCATCAGTTCTTCCTATTATTTTATAGAACTCTGTCAGAACGTAATCATTAACAGTAGTTGTCGCCCATTCAGGGCAATTCATCTTTTCTTTTCTATCGTTATTACTAAACCAAGTGAGAGAGCTTCTTCCATTTTCTTCCGATTGTCTTACAACTAATCGGCTGGTTGAGTGTTTGATAGAAGTGATAACACCAAATTCTGGACATTTCCTTATTAACCATTCATCTCTAATTGACCCACAAGATCGCAGCAATTCAGCTACTTGATAGTGGTCGTGTGTGTAGATGGTCACGTTACCGTATTGGGAAATAGAATTTGGTGATGTTTGCTTTCCCTTAGAGAATTTGAATACATGCTTTGCATATTGCTTACCATCAATAAATTCCGTTATGGATATTTGGTACATTCTCTTCGTGGTTTTGTTATTTTGGATGAGCAACTGTGTTGGCGACTGCGTTAACGACTGTGTTGAATCATCTATGGTAATTAATGGCATCGTTGCTCACCTAATTTTATTTGTTATTGCATCATCGCTTGTCGTACAAGTGGATGGTGGGAAATGGGAAAATTTTTGAAATAAAATTTTGAAAATTGGATTTTATTTGAAAATTGGAATGTGTGTTGTTGTGCGTCTATATGGCAGCCAGCCCTTTCCGATCTCAGGAACTCCCCCCGTTGTCTGAGGAGAGATTAATCTAATGGGGTGATAGGTATTGCCACCTCTGACGCAATCTCTTTAGATTCTTCGAGAGGAACACTGATCTGATTACATAGATAGCTCTTCACGTGTCTCACGCCAATACCTCAGCTTTGGCTAACTCACGAGCACGAACCTCAATGTCGTACCCATCAACAACACCACCACCAAACAGAGTATCGTCAGCAACCTCAGCCTCAGCCAACTCATAGAATCGTTGGGCTGATGTGTATTGGTATGTTATGTCCTTAGACGAGTGACCTGCTTTTATACGAGCTGTCTCTAAATCCATACCATGCATCCAACCGCTGAATATATTTGTCTTACGACCTGAATGTGTATTTACGTTGTATGATAAACCGATTGTCGATGCTGCTTTCTTATATGCAGCAGTCATAGCATGACGACCCATTGGCTTGCCTTTATTACCCATAAATACATACTCACCTTGTCCGTGTAGCTTTATCAAAGCATCAAAAGCTTGTCCTTTGATTGCTGGGATACGCTTAGAGCCAGTCTTTTGTTCTTTCACACCAACAGTAATCGTTTTAGTTTCTAGGTTGATATTCATATCAGACCACTTAAGAGACAGCACATCAGAGGCACGCAGAGCTGTAGACATAGATACTAGGGCGAATGCATGAGCTTTTTGATTCTGTACCTTGAGCATAGAAATGAACATCTTACGCTCAGTCATATTGATAATTGGTTCTACCATAGCTGCCATCTCCTAAACCATTTTTAACGTTTGTACGGAAAGTTAAATCAAACAATATTTGTTAACCGAATGACGTATCATAACTCGAAAACAACTGCCCGTAAATGATATTCATTCGTAACTTGTTGTTTTGTTTTGAGTTTTCGGAGTTATCCACAGTTGTTTATACTACATATCACACAATCAACAGTGCGGCAGTCTTCACCCGTGGCACACATATGCAATAGGATATATCGTGCATTGGCACATTTGGTCTATATGACAGGTGATTCTATAAGTTGAGCTATGGGATAGGCTTAGTCACAGCAGGTACCAACTATTTAAGCGAAAAATACAACTATTTAAGCGAAATATTTTATATATCATCGGTATTTTCTATTCACTATTGAATACTTATTCAAAAACAACAACCTAAGATATCACCAATATACTACACTCGACTGACCATTCGTTGCCCAATGGGCAGCAAGAGAGGTCCATAAACATTCAATAATGAACATCATATCTTGGATATGATCCCAAATAGTTAATTTCGAGACTTATGTCCTTTGCGGGTGGCTTTTTGTAGATTATTTCTGAGAGTCTTTAGTAGTCAAAGTAGACATATTCTGTGAAGTTTAGTGTCAATTATCACAAGTTGGACTCGATGATATGTAAATGAATAGCGACCTAAATGTGTCGTGTCTATTTAGATGGTCTAACTGGCTATGGTATTGGTTCAGTCACAGCAGACACCAATTCACCTCACATAAACACTCCATTTCAAGGCAGCTGATTAGGGTTGTTCTATCTGAACCCAGTCATTTCACACCAATTTGACAGCAGACGAAATTACTAAGTCGTTGATATATATAGAAACACGTTTTGGGCTACAGTTTTCCATAGGGAAATATAGAGAGATTCCTGATCATTGTTTCAGGGACAGGTTTCAATGGGTTTAGGGTGGTATTCAGTGGTTGATTATGTCTTCAGAGGACAGCTCAGGGATGTATGTCTACATGATCGCGTCAGACACATTCAACTTGACCATTATATTGTGACAACTCGGATACATATGGTTATCATTCTTGATATACACATATCTCATTGATTATACAGGGATTATTTTAATCAATGAGATATAGATACATTTATTGTCATTTTCTTTGATTATTGTTCAAGTGGTTGTGGATACAGGGATTCAGAGGGATACGATTGTTCAACACCATGCAAAACATTATTAGTCTTATTACTCATACGTTATATCAATTGCTTACTCATTTATCATCATTACTATTATTATCTATGCATATGTATATAGGCTTTATTGATTACTCTATTGATAAAGACTCTATTGAGGAACACGAAATGTTGGAGAGACAGTGTTCGTTAGGGGGAAGCAAAATTCTGTCAGATGGATCGATGTGTCATCATGTTGAGCAATTGTGTGACGAGGGATTGACAGTGAATTGTATGGGAAAAATTCCAAGAAATTCAGCGATCGCTGATGTCACAGTGAATCTATGGAGAATTCCTCACAATATTGTATGCCGATCCATGTTGAATTGTGTGGGAATAAAATTGTCGAAAATCGCTTTAGAATGTGGGCAATAATGATAGCATTTCTACATACCAATAATTGCCCACATAAAATGGGATGCGAAAATAATCAATCAATGCTAATCAATCGACCTCGTGCAAATGCACACAATGATTGTGGTAATGGATGATATGGAGATGGCCTACCCAAAGACCACACCTTTGATCGTCTGACATTACTCATTATCATCGCCTTTCACCGTGAATGTACAATAATGCAGATTTAACAGTCTCAACATCAATGGTTGATATGATTGCTTTTTGTGCGCTATATATAATGTCGAAATTAGTAATTCCATATTCTGACTCAATACAACGCAGCACTTGATCTAGACATAAACCAAATGAAACCATCTCACCAGAATTTTGGAGGGTTTCATACACATTATACGCTTCAGCAATTATGAATGTTTCAGTATCTTCAGAAACATTAAAGAATGACATTGTAGATTTAGCACGAGACTCCATAGCAACATCAAGTAATAGGGTTGTGAGTAGAGGTGACATATTCATTGTCCTTATTATAATCGAAATATTCCAACATCTGGCATTGAGCCGAACAGAGACCCACTATCGTCAATCAACATCCCATTCATATCTAGTGATGGTGTGTTGTCTTGGGGAGATCGCAAACCTCTCACTTCATGGATGTACTGATAAAGATTAACGTCATATCCATATTTTGATGCGAATGTAATAGATGCGAGTTTATTAATCGCCATCGGATTTTTATCATTTGGGTGACGCTTAACAAAAGCAGGATACAAATCTGGGTTTGGAATTGCATCACAGATGATGTTAAGGATAGAGCCAATCTTAATATCTTTTCCGTCATCGCCACTATGATACATAATCATCAGGTCTTTGATTGTGAGGTCATGTTCTTGTAACGCATCAATAAATGGCTGGTGGCTCAAGATCTCATCAATCATTGGTGGAGTGAACTCAATAGAGCGGTTGGTGATAAGTGCTTTATTTCGGTGATTGCGACTAGCATTGTCACGCTTTTCAATCTTATCACGCTGATCTTTAACAACTTTGGCCTGACGTGCTTTATCCGCATTCTTGGCTGCGTTAGGGTTTTTCCAACCACCTCGCTTTTTCTTACGACCAGCTTTCTTACGTGGAGTCACACCATCTTTTAAATAGCCATAAGGGGCTTTCTTATTGGTCATTTTCTTCTTCTCCCTCAAGTTCATTCAACAAATCATCAAGTGTTGTTTCACTTACACCACCAGCGTTTATTGGTTTAAGGTCAGAAGCCTTTAGAGAAGATAATTTTGTGGCAAGGCGGTCAGCAAAATCGAGATCATCAGCTGATACCTTTTCACCCCTCATATATCTCTCACTAATCTCAAGAAATCGTTTAGTGAGGTAATCAATCGCAACGTCTTTAATTGTTGTTGGCACGCAATACCTCCTCATATTTCTTAACAGCAAGATCAGCGTTATTCTCAAGACAAATTGAGAATAACTTTTCGTATGGTGCTGGAGACCCTTCGTAATCTACATCTTCGTGAAATAAGTTAGCGTGCATAACACCTAACATCTTGTATGCAAGTTTGGACTCAGTGACACTAATGTTGGGGATTGATTCATTAGAGTGTGAGTCCTTAACCTTTTCAGATATCAACTCAGCGACTAACTGCATAACAGGTGTCATAGTTAATGCCATAGCAACAACATCTGTATAAATTTCACAATAATCTGAGAATAGTGTCATGACACTTTCGTAATTTACTTTGTTCTTCATGGCACTATGCCCTCTTAATTTATTATCGTTTTCCACCTAATCGAATTCGGTATCCTTCAGGTGCGTTGTCTTCTACATCACTGACAATGAATGAGCCAACGTCATCCCAATCGCCCATCTCTTCTAAGAAATCAGTTAGTGTGGATAATGTAGATTCAGTATCAGTGGGAATGTCTTCTTCGTGGTCAAGGTCATATTGTTTGGCATCGAAGCCGTCAAACTTATTAGATGGGTTCATCAATAGATCATTGAGTAGATACTTGAAGCCTTGGCAGATGGCATCAATAGAACCTGGACTCTTCTGGCCTTTTTTATTTGGTGACCAACTAACAAACTCAGCCTCAGCAGTACGGAAGACACCACAGTGTTGAATAGAGCCATTCTTATATAAGATAGATATCGGTCTAGCTCGTTCTTCTTTTGATTCAGTGGAGTGCACTTTGTGCATATCAACAACATGCTTATACTTACCATCTTCTATCAACTCTAAGATGTTCTCGAAGACAGTTGCGCCCTGATTACCCTCATAGATAATCTTTGAGGCTTTGTGTCGGATTGCCATTTCAATAGCAATCATCATCCAATCGGAAGGTTTCATTCCTGCTTTTGATGCGTCATCCGTTCGTTCCTCAAGGAGAACGCCCTTTACATCTTTGACAGCACCATAAGTCCTAGCAACAGCCACAAGACCAACAGAGTCAGATTTACGTGCGGAGTTTGAGTTTGGTTTGAGTTTATGACCAAATGCAGGGTCAATTGATATGACAACTTCAGCCATATCAGAGCGATTGTAGTGACGTTTTGGGAGGCGATTGTTTTTGATCCAATCCATTTCCCACATAGCACCTTTATCGGCTAAGACTCGCCAGCTACCACCAACAAGAGCAACTTTCTCCTGTTCTGTTAGAGAAGCTGTCATTTTGGTTTTATATGACTTACCAATGTATCGGTTTTCTTTTAGATTACCGATAACAAACGTGTATGAAGTAGGTTCATAAACATAATCACCTTCGTCATCTACTTCAGGGTATTTCTCACGCATTTCTTCATAAGAATCACCCCAATCAAAATCCGTGTCAGTGAGTTTGACGAAGTATCGAATCTTCCCTGACATTTCAGGTCGGACTGTCTGCCAAATGTCATCAGTCAACCAATCACCAGACACAAGGAACTCTTTCATCCAATGGCTGTGGTCTGGGTTCATCGTAGCTATGATGTTACACAGCTGCTGAATGTCAAAATCACCAATTAGATTATCACGGTCAAGTTCTTCTTCTGCGTGGCGGTTACGAGAAGCAAGATATGAATATTCATAGAATTGGATTTGTGTAAGTTCCTCAAATGCCACCAAACCGTATTCATGACCTTGATGTGACTTAACGTTGCCATCAGTGACATAATCATATTTTATGGTTGAGATCTTACCTTTCTTTTTCTTACCAAGATGGTCAAAGAACCTTAATTCTTTGGTGATATGTTCAGCCTGATCATTATCTTTAATCATTGATTGGGCAAATTTACCACCCTCATCACAGACACCATGAACATCACGGGACGCATTACGAAGGAATATTGACTGCCAACCTTGTATCGGTATGTATTTGAACGCCATCATTGTGGCAAGCGCAGTCTTACCAGAACCAGCACTACCACCAAAATGGACAACCTCACAACGATTCTTTACACCAATTGGCTTATTCTCAAAGTCATAGATTGGTATGTTGAATCGTGCGAAATTTAGCTGTGATCCATTAAGAGGACACAAGACTGTCACTTTGTCTTTATCAGGAATTAACCTTGTGATCTCATGCTTGGTTGATTCAGTAACCCAAAGGACAATGTGATCATCCGTAGTTTGCGGAAAATGGTTAAATCTTGAGAAGTCATCTTTATTCCCGAGGCGTAGTGTCGTTCTATACAAGCCAACTAATTGGATTAGATATTTGTGGTACTCTGATGGGATGTTTGACTTCAACCAAACACCGAAGTGATGCTTAGTAACTTTGTCTAGAGTTGAGTTATTTGTGGAGGTGGCATATGGGTGTAGCCATTCCTCCCAAATTTCTTTGGTTAATCTCATGGGATTCCTTACCCCACGGATTGGGGATCATACGAAGTTGGTTTTCATCTTGTTAGTACCCTTTAGATCTTGTTCAGAGCCATCAGGCATTTTGATGAAATATCGGAGCTGTGAACGGCATGGATGTGGGGTCGAACTCGGAGGATGTACGCTCCCATCTGGGAACTTATCACCCACCTTTCGTTTCTTTCCTGAATTCATACCACAAGTCTTAGATTGAGCAGAGTCATTGACACCCATCCATTGACACCACAACTCACCATCAGGGAGTTTGTTCATCTTCTGTAGGGCTTTAACACCAGTCATTTTGGCTGTCTCTTTGGCGGTTTTGGTTGTTAATTTAGCAGCGAGGTTTATACGCTTGTTCAATTGAGTCTTACGACGACGAATGGCATCACGAACAATAGCTGTTTGTGACTTGCCACCCTCAACCATTTTGATAACAGCATCTTTAATTTGTTTGGCTTGTTTTTTGGTTACACCAGCGAACGAAGCCACCAGCAATTTTCCACGCTCAACCACCGACTTACCAAGTGACTTCAGCTTGTTGTTGAATGTCTTTAGTTGATGTCTGGATGGTAATTTATTGCGGAGGTCACGCTCATACTTACGAACAGCAGCATTAATGCCTGACTGTGACGCATCGATAAGGTCTTTGTGTGGAAATACGTTGTAGATATTAGCCAGCGTTGATAAGCCCTTTTCGGATTGTTTGCGAAATAAGAGAGCCAATACACCGATTGCCAATATTGACTCAGCCCAAAGGTCTTCTTCCTCTACCGTATCCAAATACTGTTCGGGGTCAGACTCTTCATATACAGCTTCAATATCTTGAGCCATAGCATTTTCAAGCCCCCTGAATGCATCAGCAAACGCTTGTTGGTCTTCATTTGCATACATTAAGTTTTCAGGGTCTACAGCCTTAGATATTTGCTTTGTTCGCAATTTCATTTCTTCAGATATAAACATATCAATTACCTCATTTCATATGTTGGCTGTTGGAACATAGGAAATGACCCACCGACCGCATTGTATCGGTGGGGATCATCAATTAAATAGTTGGTTGTTTTTGGTGTCCGTCTTCAACATCGTTATACACATCGTAATTTGCCAATGGAACTAACGTATCACGCAAGATTGAGAGTTCATCAATCTCATTCTGTAGGTCTAATAATTCTTCCATATCTGGGGTGTAGCCATCTGTGTTTGATGGGATATCAACGAACTTATCAGCCCACAAAATCGCATCATATTCAGAATCGTCACTCACTTGTAGAACATCACGGATGTATGACTCCAAATGTTCATCTGGAGTTAGACCACCAGAAGTTAGTGTGGTGTTGACAATGTTCGATAGAGAACCAGCGTCCATAGATAATGACAACTTGCCAAATTTGAACTTAGGGCGATACTTCAACTTGATGTTGTTAATCTTAAGAAGCTTTTCGATTTCACCATTAATTGTGTCTTCAACACATTCAAGGATGTTATCTAACGAACGAAAGTACATATTTGCACGAACACCCGTAAGATCTTCAAATCGTTCACCAGTCATCACAAATTGCGAACTCAATGCAGCTGTGGTTTTAGCATCGAAATAATCGATAGCCTTTAGTACATTTTCGCCATCAAAATCTGGACCATCTAAAAGTTCAACATCAATAATCTTATTGCCTTTGTCATCTGTATCAGAAGGAAGGATTAAGCCAGATTGATGATTTCGTTTAATTTGTGTGACGATCTTCTTTACGTATGAGACAACTTCTTTTTGATCTTGTGTTGCCCCCTTACGCATGAAGTCTTGTGGAATACGACCTACAGGGATACCCAACAAATTTCGCTCATACCCAACATTCATTATCTGAGCCAGCCTGTTAGAAATCCACCAAGACTGGAATGCACCAATCAACATTGGACGACCTAAAGGATTTCCGTCAGCAGGAATTGGACACGAATAAGCTACACGTTGCCAAGGAACAGTTGTGTGATTACCAGAATCATCTTGTTGAATAATTCCAGTTGGTAAGTGATTACCGTTTGCCCCACTATTATCCATACCCTCAAAACCATAAATCGACTTTGTTTGGATATTGATGAATGACTGAAGCCCAATCAGGTGGTCTTTGTAATCCGATGTGAACCTATCAGAGACATTTTCTTCCTCAGTTAGACCAGAACCAGCACGAACCTTATAAATCGGGCTGTGGAATGACGCACCATCAACGATGATGTTAAAGAAGATTTGTGATAGTAGCTGATTGAAGGACATACCATTCATATCATTAAATGCGGATTCAACAAATGCAGCAACAAGTAGAGATGATTGATACTCAAGATCAGGAACAACCTCACCAGTAATAGGATCTACAACAGGTTCTTTCTCAGGGTGAGATGGTTTGAATTTCTTCTTTGCAGACCTCAGAGAATTAAGGTATGTGAATATAGAACCAGCAACAGTACCATCACCCAGCATCTTACGAAAATGAAAATATCTACCTTGTGGCGTCATTAATTCAGGAAATTGCAGCTCACGAAATGATGCAATGACGCCACTAAATACAGATAAGTCACTCGATGGTAATTCTCGAATTAGGCTACTAGGAGAGAATGCTTCATTATTTGCTAATGGCATATCAACCTCCTTGTTTCATAAGATCACGCTTCATATCAGCAGCTAGTGACTTGATTGATTGACGAACATTTGCACGTTCAATCGGACACTTGATACCCTCTACAGCCTTCTCAATTGGTGCACTGGGAAGTGGTTGCATATCACCCTCAATGGCTGATGTTGCAGAACCAGATTGATATGGTTGCCCAAGGGCGATATCAATCATTGCCTCAAACTTCTCAAGCTCAACCAGACGTTGTTTTTCACCCATTTTAAACAACTTCTCGTTGATTCTGGCATATGCTGATTTGGTTGGATCATGTGGTGAATTTTGTTGAGGAACAGGAGGAGCTAAGCCCATAGAATAATCCATTACATCTCCCCCCTAATCTTCAACTCTTCACGAACTTCAGCACGAGCGATTGGTAATGCAATTCCAGTTGATGCAGCCTTTTGTTTAGCCAACTCTTCAACCTTTGCTTCAATATCAACTTCAACGAGACTTGAATCTTCAATAGATGGAGTCAATACATGTTGAACGAAGATATCTTTATTTTTTAGGACGTTAGCCACTCGATCCACAAATTTAAAGATCGATTGTTGCTTGTCAGTAGGTAGTTCTTGAATTGCTTTCGATACTTCTTTAATTTCACAATCGGGGATTGTGCCACCCATTGATTTGTTCAATGTACGCTCGACCTTACGAGCTTTTTTTGCTTTGATGACATCATCAACTTCTGTCAATTTGGCTTTGACAATGTTCACTTCAATTGGCTTAGGCATTACAAGCCCTCCTTAAATATTTCAATTTGTGCTTGTGATACTTTATTCACAGCATGAAGTTGTTCATTACGGTCTTCCAACTCTTCAACTTTCCGTTTTTCACCAACCAATAGCGATTTAGTGTCAGACAACTCACAACTGAGTTTGGAATTTTCTTGTCGTTGTTGAGCGTTCAACTCTTTAGTCTTCTCGACAAGTTCTTGCTCATACAATAACGACTCATTCAGCACACAATTTTCATGCTTCAATTTGTTAATTTTAGAGACGTAATCACCGAAAATTAGGTTGTGGAAGTACCAATAAATTGTTTGGATGATGTTCATGTTTGAATCCTTTTGGAATTAATTAATGGGGTGTGCCATTTTGGTGAATGCCCTACAGAGTAAGCAGCTCTGTCGGCGAAGAAACCCACTGTGAAAGGGCTAGGACATTCACCAAAATGGCTCTATGGACTTGGATATTGATTCATATTTAGAGGTTAGAGCTGGTGGAATCAAACCCACCAGCCAGAATTTTAATTACGCTTCAGATAGAGCGTTCTTTTCTTTAACTACTTCAAGAAGTTTCTGAAGATGAATTTCTTGACCCTCTTCACCTTTGAAGCCAACAATATTTGCGATGGCGTTGATGAAGTTGCCAGCGATATCGTGTTTCTCACGAAGGAAAGAATTTGCTTCACGAAGTGTCTGTGATGTCTCTTCAAGATTCGCAATCTTCTGGGTTTGCTCGTGGATTACAAGCTCAGTGTAAAGACCTGAAACTTCAGCGATCTCTTCAGCAGATAATGCTTCAACTTCACTACCTTCTTTTTGTGATTCACGATGACGACCATCTAACTCTTGGAATCGGGCATATTTAGCCTGAAGTTCAGCTTGTTTCGCTTTCTCGTCTTCTTGTTCAGGTGTTTGTATTTCAACAACTTGCGCTTCTTCGATACCTGCTGATTGATCTGTAATTGACATGGTGTGTCTCCTAGAAAATATAAATTAGAACGGGTGGGATCACCCAAGAAATAAAATGTTTGGTTCGTACCGAGAACCAACCTGCATGAATAGGAATTTAAACCTATTCTCTTAATCACTTTTCCATTACCAGAGCTGCTACAGTAGGCGTGCGAGGAAAATAAGCACATAGCTTGTTACCTGATGATTTCAACACGAGTGATCGACGTGTAATAATTTAGTTATTCTGCGAAACTGAATAAATCGGGATATGTTGTTCGTGGGGTATTGGATGGCTTTGGCTTTCTACGATTGATGGATATTTTGGCTGATGCCTTTGCTATATCTGATTTCGACCTTGGATTGACCGACCAATGGGATTTCGATAAGTCATTAATATCTGGCTGACGAGCCATAACCGTGGAATTTTCCAACCAATTAAAAACACCAGTTCGTTTTGCGTCTTCGCACATTAAATGAATGCGACCTGCTGTGTATTTACGAGTGTCGTGTTTATTTCTTCGGATGGTATAAACATCATATTCATACGTCCCAGATTCAGTTTTCACGACCATTCGTTTCGGTTGCATAATCACTTGTTTGAACGGACACCAACACTCATCAGTTTCAGTGTTCCACATATATTCATAAAGACCGCTATGAACTGGCATAGATTCCCACTCATCACCAGTTGGCTTCGGGATTTTATTTTTGTCTCGCTTTCTCTGTAACATTTCGTTGGTTGAGTCTCTAAGTGACTTCATCCAATCGGTGTAACCAGAAATTCTCAGGAATTTATCAACCTTGGAACGGCTAACTTTACCGATAATGTTTCTTAGTGATTCTTCAAGAACCTTTACTTTGCCTTGAGAAGCGATTATGAGGGAATGTATAGTCGCATCATCAAGGTTGCTCTGAATTTGGCAGTAACCTCGTGCGCCCATCATTTCACCTCTTTGTATAAAGTTATTCGTGCATCAAACATAACGTTTCCAAAATTTGGAACATTGCTAGTTTGTGCTCTGAAGATGCAGAACAAACACTTATATGTGTGAATGCTGCGGAGTAATTATTTTGAATACAAGCCGTATTCAAGCCCTCAACAACTTTCATCTTTTCGTTGATGTCTGTAATTGAGTCTGTTAATTGATCTGCGTGTTTGTTGGCTAATACCTCACCACACTTTTTGTAGTATTCACTACCATATTCGAAATCTTCGAATTTAACTTGTTCATAAAGTTCACGTGCTTCTGTAATAGTGGCGTGTGGGACACGTGCCCTAATTTGCGCCACCATATATGATGAATGACTTTTTATGTTTTGTTCAGTTGGCATTATCGCCTCCTTCATACATTTGATGTTCTGGAAAATGGTAAGAACCAAAATTAAAGTGTGTTTTATGTTCCGATAATAACCGCCCCATTCCACCAATGTTGTCTTTATATCCTTTAAACCAACTAACCATGTTATGTAATTGTGATGGTATTTTTACACCCAAATCTAGTGAGATCTTTTTAGCTAATGTTGAATACTCTGGTTGTTCATTATCCAACCAATACCTATAAATTGTTGTCATCATTTCCCATGTCTTCTGAGAGTTGATTGAATTTTTTGATGATGTAGTCAACCATGGAGTGATGCCATAATAGTGGTTCTTCTCACCTTTATAAGATGATGCAGGGCAATCTTTACCCCTACGCCCATACATAGGGTTATTCTCACCAGAATTAGCTTCAGAACAAGGGTGATCTTTACCCCTACGTCCATACATAGGGTGGTCTTTCCCTTTCCTACCATACAAACCAACCCCTTCCCCTCTACGACCATACATAGGGTGGTTAGAACCTGACATATTTTCTGAATGTCTTATTCTTGCAATCGAATATTCTTCTGGTGTGACGGCAACACCACCGTTCCTGTTACACATAGACCACCAAGCATTTTGTAATCCACGTTCTTCTGGGTAAGCCATAGCCAACAATCGATGCGCTTCATAATGTTCTTCAGCAGTAAGGAACACCAAGTTAGATTTATCGTCACCACCACCCATACATTTAGGAATTATGTGATGGAGTTCAACATAACACGGGGCTTCTTTACGGGTGTTCCATCTACCAACACCTGTTTTGATTAATTGGTCATATTGTTCTTTGTGCATCGTACACTCCTTGATTGTGTAGTTGATGAGAAGTGTGTTTTGGGGTACACCCTTTCCTCATAGCGCTCCAAGTAAAAATCTCAGTAATGGCGAGGGTTAATGGGTATGCTGAGGCGATATTGTATTCAACAGAAGGTATGTATTAATGGGGATCGAGCGATACCCTAACGACTGATTGTACAAATCGAGTCGTTATAGGGTTTGGCTGATAATGTAGTTGTAGACGCACCTTGGGAACCTCTTGCGTCCCAATTCGGGGTGGATTAGATCTTGGTGGTTGTTTGGTATCCTCTCGAATGATGATAAGACCTTTAGAATTTTCTTCTTTGTGTCATTACTATCCTTAACCAGCAATCTCTTTTGAGAGTCACGGGCAGCAATAGGGACACCAAACATATCGGAAACAAACTTGAGGAACACATTAAGGTTTCTCTTGTTATAAACTTCACCCAATGTAATTTCCTTACCATCAAGATCTAATTTTATTGACTCAGGAGTTTTGTATTTTCGACCAATACTAACAATCTCAAGACCATCTTTGGCGTATTTCTTACTAGCAGGGTTGGTAAATCGAGTCTTATTTTTCTTTGTTTTCTCTTCTTCTTTGAGAAGAAATATTTGTGTTTTCTGTTGTTGGTTTTCAGACCTAAGACGCTTGTTCTCTTCATACACTTCATTTATGTCGTCAGGGAATTTTTCCTTCAGGTCTGTTATTTCTTGGTTGAGTCTCTTTATTTCTGCACGAAGCTCTTTTGTTAGTGCAGACTCTTCATTACTTGGTTGTTCAGAAACTTGTGTCTTCAGCCTTTCCAATAGAGGGTTCATCGTTCTCTCCAATTATAAATATACATGTTCACACCCCATCAATATCAAATGGCACATTATCTAATCTGTCACCTGATTTGGTTTCACGATTGGGGTCTTCCCAAGCATCAAACGCCCCTTTCGGGATAGACGCTAAGACTGATGCATAGATAGAATTTGACTTTGGAGAGGTGGTTATTGCTTTGGGGGGGTTGATTCGCCCGTGAGTGTCTTAATGGTATCTTCAATCAACGCCATCGCTTCAACTTCATTGGCTTTGGTTTGAGCGACCATTTCTTTAGCGAGTGAATTCAATTCACGCAACTTTTCCATAAATTCATTTGTCATAATATTTTCCTGAATTGTAGGTGTGTCGAAAATACCTAATAAGGTGGGATTCCCAATTGGATTTTCGATTTTTTGGGTCATTGTAAATCAACGACTTAGGGGGGAGTTTTTAGAGTTGCAGGGTACTATATCGTTGGAGAGAATTATTCGTAGAAATTCTGAGAAGATAAATCCTTCTTCGCTTTGATGATACCTTTCATTGATTCGACTGAGAATGTACCAGCAGGAGCATTACCCCAAACGGCACCACCAGCAGTCATATATGCTGATTTATAATGATCACGAAATGACGCATACATTGAGCCATCATCATTGCAAGATAACTTAGCACCCCAAGTGAGATATGTTTGTACTGGCTCAGTGAGAGACCCACAAATCCCCTTGTCTATGATTGGCTGTAGTTCTTTAGTTGTTACCTCAAGAAGATACTCAAAATCTATCTTGTTAATCAGGCTTTCTTTGAACCTGTAGAATTCACCACTGTTAGAATCATACAATGCTGTCACAGAGTGATTGTTGATGATTGTCGTTTTCTCTACTGTAATGTCTGGTGTAGACACACAGCCTGTTAATGCCATAGCGCATACGGCAGATAAAATGCTTTTGTTCATATTAGAAATCTTATTTGTTGAGAGTGATTATCATTTGAGTGAGAATCATAGTTGCGAGGGAGACAGTCGTAAACTTTTATCGGAGATTCAGAGAAAATTAAGATTTTGGGAATTTGGGATGAGTTAATGTTTGTTATCACGAAGTCACAGTATGTTTTTAACTACCTGATATTTTCCATACTCTATCATCTCACCCTTAGCCATAGCTGTTAGGCGATTAACACCCAATCCATTTATTCCAGGATGTGTTGACATCTGCTTTGCTGATATCCCTTTATTCCATATTGTATCAACGAATCCACCATTATCTGGATCCCAATGAAATCGTATTGTCAGCGGTAGATATTTATCTAAGCGAAGTTCACCTGAGTCCTTTCGTTGTAGCCTTCTTTGTGTAGCCTCGTAAGACTCAGAACGGACAGAATTATGATTCCTAACTTGGTTGTAAAGAAACTCACGAGTATGGCTACAGATGACATTGCGTTCTACTGCTATATCCAACATGTTATATGTATGAGGCTTGAAATGTTCAAGATTGCCGTTCTTGATCTCATACATGAAGTCTTTTATTGCTAATGTCTTGGCAATATCAAATATCTGTTGTTCGCAGTCTGACATTTTGTAGTAAGACATTTCCTCTTCTGATGGTATATACACATCTGTTGAGTCATCTTGTTCCTGATCATATTCATTCATTTTATAACTCTCAATAATTTAGTTTGTGAACTCGCTTGTCGAGTTCCCGTTAATTGTACATTCGTACCCCGTCCATAATAGGAACATCAAATCATAGTTATATCGTTCAACGTACCCCATCCAACCTGAATCCTTACCATTCTTGCCGTCACTATCTTCAAACCTTAATAATCCAATTTACTATACGGATACCGCTTATTAGAAATAAACAGTAAAAACTAGCAGGGAGACCCCTACGCTTAGATGGACAAGCCACTAAGCATGGGTCTACACCTGCATTTCCACCCTACGGGATGGAGGATACGCTGAATAAAGTTATAGGAACAAACCTCATCACGTGACGTGAGAATGTTCATTTGGAAATTAAGAATCATCAAATAATACAGTTATCTCACACGGTATGAACAAGAGAACTCTCGTACTCGGGACGAGTATATTATCTACAATATGTTCCCAGAGATTTATGTACAACGAGAACTACCTCACCTAACATCTAACATCTAACATCTAACAAATAAACATTGTGACAGTCGAGGAACGAGACTGTTACGCAACTATCCCGATCTGACTTATATCATCATATACAAGGCGAAGCCGTCCCAAGCGAAGCGCAGGGTGTATTGATGATATAATGTTAGGTTAAGGGGAGTTGCTACGTATCTCTTTATCTAGCTATTCAATACGGTTGTTAAACGCTTCGCAGTCACAGCTATGAGTTGTTGCTCCTCTTCGAGGACAGCTGATGCTACGGGTTCGGATGCACAGGGCGACATCGCCAAGGGTGCATCCCTACTAACGCAAAACTATCGCTCTTTGGTTTCTAGTCATTCGAGAACTTTGTTGGTGAGTCCCAGCCCGTGTCGGGTGGGCGACCGCTCTTGCTTTTGATTAGTTAAAGGTTAATAGTTCACCTTTCGCTGAGACCTTATGCAGCAAGGGTTTCAAATTCGACCAACGCTATTTTTCAGCCGACCAACGCTATTTTCTATTCGACCAACGCTATTTTTAGATTTTGTCATCAATCATAAATTGGTTATAAGCTTCTCTCATTAGAGCTAACATATCGTCATAATCTTTCTGTTTGAACATATAAACAGCACACTTATTATTCTCACTTGTACTCAACGGATTGTGATGTTTAATTATGTGCTTTGCTGTAACCTCTTTTGACTGTGTTATATACGACAGCCATTGACCATCACGATTAACTATGGTCACGAACCCCATAGGCATTCCATTAGCATCAATCATTAGGCTGTGCCAAGCAGTTTCGTATTCCTCAATTGTTAGGGATCGCATTAGGTGCTTAGCGTGACGTTCACGAAGAGACTTGCTTTCACCGTGAGTTATATTGTATTTACTTTTACCATCAAGTTCTTTGGCTGATTCCTTTAGTATGTAGTTTAGGTTGGCTGGTAGGGTCGCTTTTTTGATGAACTGTCTCCATACTTTACCAATTAATGGTTCGTATCCTTTCATCTTAAACCTTACAACCAAGTTACCTTCGTTGAAGTGCTTCTTGTTAACATCTTCTATTTTAACGAAACATGTATCAAATTTGCCTTTTTGGTTTTGTTTGTTCGGATAAACCTCATAACGAGCTTCTACGAATTTAGGGTTCATTCCTATACTTTTACTTGTCATTGTTATTTTTCCTCATGCCCTCAATAAAGGCTAATTGCAGTTGTAATTTTTCTTGGTCGCTGACTGTGCTTGGTGATATGTCTTTACGCTTACAATATCGCCTCCAAGCACTTCTCTCACGCTCAGTCATTGGGTTTCCGTGTTTTGAATATTTCCGTTGCCAGCTCATAAAGCCTCCTATAAAAACGGTTTAAGAAAAGAGAATAATCCCACTCCCTCCCTATAGGACGTAAAGTAAAATCGGTCTCTCTTCCTTATAGGACGTAAAGTAAACAACCCATATAAAAACAGAGACTTATACCAAACCACCCAAATGATAATATTTCTCATTTACTTACCTGTTGTTCACATTTATGATTCGATCAATTAACACTGGATGGATATACAGGTAGATATGAAATGATAGAGAAATTCATAAAAGAACCGACTCACCAAGAGTCAATGAAGAACAACGATGAAAATGCTAAGACAATTGGGATGGCCGCACTAATTTACGAGAACAACCTATTCATGTTTCTTGATAAGATGGATGGTTACAACGGTGGTTCTTTCTTATGGACGAAAATAGACTCATTTTATTATCTGTTTTCGTTTGATACTGAAGATAGTGTCAAAGCTTCGGCTAACTACTTAGAAACTGAGCTTACTTTGGATATTGCGTCGATTTACGCAAATCTCACACTATGTAGTCGATTGGCCTTTCATTACTTTGATAAGGACAATGAGGTGTTAGCTCAATACTGGTCTAATGCTTATCACAAATTGCGTGATACCGTTCTTGATTACCTCGATGAGAACCCAGAGTGTGAGCAACTGAGAGATGTGTTTAAGTTGATAGATTAAGTAGGATTCCCAAGGGGATTTTGGAAAACGCAGCCCTTGTAATATCAACGACTTAGGATAAGAAAAATCGCTCCAACGATATAGTACCTTCGAACTGTTAAAATTGCGGTTCGTTATCGTAAAGGGATTGTGGTTTGATTTGGCTTTCAATCAAGTTAATTCAGATAGGAATCGTCCTGTACGCAAGGAAGCGTAGACAAAATGCCCACTCATCGTAGTGGGCTTTTTTGTGGTGAAATGTCAGAAATGGCGAGGAAATGGAAGACTTTGGGTTTATTACTGACAATAGTAATAAACCTACTGGCGGTCGCCCTAAGAAGATTTGTCAGTTTACGGTACGAGCGGCAAACCACACAACAATTTCATACACAAATAACACTCATTTACGAATTGTAGAATCCGAGTTAACGTTGATTCATCTCCAAGAAAGTTTGTAAAAACAACAACTTGTTTTGGCTTTCTGGGAAGGATGGAGACAAATTATGAACAACTTAGATCTTAGTGTAATGGGTAGCAATAGCCCAATGAACCAACCAAAGACAACTGATGTGACATTCGACAATGGCGACTTGGTTCGTGTTGATGAGCATGGTCGTTGGAATTTGAATGACATTCACAAACATAGTGGACTCCCGTTAACTGAGAAGACCGTTCAAAAATTCACTAAACGTCAAGACACCCAAGAGTACATCCGTGATTTGGAAACCGAAGCTATTTCAAATAATACAGCTAACCCGTTTGGGTTAGCTGTATTGGAGTCAATTAATGGTAATGGTACATACGCCCACGAAGAACTTGCTCTTGAGTATGCACGTTGGTTCTCAGTTCCCCTTCGACGTGAAGTTAACCAAGTGTTCATCAAATACCAAAATGGAACTCTCACCACACCAATTAATGGTCAGGTTATTGATCCAACTAACAAGTACCACCAAATGGCCATGCAGCTAATGCAAGAAGTTAATGAGAGTAAGGCTTGGATGGCTCAGTCTCTTATGGGTGTTGGGCATGACATTAAATCACTAAATAAGAAAACTGATCATCTACACCTTAACAAAGCAGACAAGTCTCAAGTTGATGGTCTGGGTCGAGCGTTGACGACACTACAAATGGAGAGTGGTGCACAACAACGTCGTAACGAAGTAATTGATAATGAAATTGAAGAACGAATCACTAAAGAAGAGGCAGACACTCGATATGTTCGTGTCAGTCAGCCACTTCCAGAAGGATATAAAACACCCAACGGTATTTGTGAAGAGTATTTGTGAAGAGTATTTCCTGACGTATAATGATGACGGAAAGAAGGTAGTAAAGTCTAAATTCCAACCTCAAATCACATCTGCAATCAAATCAATGTTGGAACGCTTGAATGTACCATATGAAGAGCGTGTCAATGGTTGGGGTAAAGAGCATCGTTATTATCATGAGTCTGCATATCAACCTATCATGGATTTGTTGATTGCTGGTATGAAATACGACCGAACCACCAAAAACGGCAACAAGATCTTCATTAATCACGAAGCTGAAATTGAAGTCACGTTGTGTCCAGATGTTAACGGTGGTGTTGCATTAACAAATTCAACAGCTTCACCACTAGAGTCTTTCTTCAACAAGTAGTTAATTGTGCCCACTAATCATAGTGGGCATTTTCATATCCGAATTGTTGATTAGTATTCGAATATAAAAATTGATGAATATTTTGATCAGGTAATGATCTTAGGGATAGAAGGCATCGTTATGTCGTTAGTTTCATCTTCAGCTTCGTCTGCGATTTGAATGAATTTACGAAGTTCTTTAATAACTTTATGCACAGGTTCGTTCATAGCATCAATAAGATATTCAATGGTACTTCCCATATCCATCTCAATATACGCCCTAGGAATTCTCTCTCGGTTGAATCTGCGGTAAAACACCCAGTCAAATACATCCAACATATCTATGAAGTCATGAACAACATTATCTTGGCTCGACATGGTTATGACAGCTTTTCTCCCATTTTCTGACTTCACAACTTCGATTTGATTATGTTCTATCTTGGTTGATACACCAATGCCAAACTGACTTAGTTTGGGTTTTCGATTCCAGTAAGATGGGCGATGAATATCTGATGAGTATTTGCCTTCAACTTCACCAAGCACAGCAATACTGTACTCCTCCATTTCGCCAGTACGTGGATCTTCATCTTCATAAATTAATCTAAAGCACAAGTCAGTATCTTTTGCTTCGCGATAATCACCAAGCGAAACATTTTCTGAACCTAGTAGAGGAATATATTCACGCTCAATAAATCTCTTACCACTTCGAGAATCACTCCCCGTAACAAACCAACCATACTTAACTAGCCTATCAAAAAGATTGACATCATGAATCTCAGATAAAATTGACATTAATTCAAGTACATGATTCTCACCTTGCTCTGTTCGTAAGAAATGAACCAACAGATACTGAAACCCCCAGTTTTGGAAATATCGCCTCATGTCACTGATGAAATTTGCAGATGATTCAGCCTTTAAACTTGCCATTGTCAATGGGCGATTTATTTTCTCTAAACGAGAGAAGTTTATTTCGGAATATGTATGCTCATAGAAATACTCCAAAAATGAACATGCGTGCAT